GGTCTTGTTCTTGTCGGGCTCGCCAAGCTCGATGTCCCGATAGAAGCCCGCCGCCTGCAACTTGATGATGTCGTTCTTGGTTTTCCGCATGACGTGCGTCAGGCGGTAGCAGGTGTCCATGTCGGTGGTGCCGTACGGCAGGATGATGTCCTCCGCAGGCACGAACATGCTGACCTGACGCCCCAGGTTCGGGTCGTAGTACACCTTCTTGAACGCCGAGCCAGTGGCCGGGAGGCTCCACAGCATGCGCTCGTGCTCAGGCCGGAACTCCTTCATGACCTCGGTCAACTCGAAGTTCATGTCGTCCTCGACGCGGATCGCCGCCTCCTTCACGTCGGGCGTGTCTTTGCCGATGATCTTTGTCTTGACGGGGCCCTGCGCGGGGAACGTCTCGGTGATCATCTCGGACTGGAACTTGACCACGGCCTCCGTGATCATCGGGTGGAACACGCCGCATGCGCCGTTCCACGGCTCGGTGCGCTCCTCCATCTGCAGGCCCAACAGCTTCAGGCCCTCGACGTACGCCTTCTCCCACTCTTTGCGGGAGCCAACGTCTTGGGTGATGTCTGCGGACAGATCAGAGCCCAGACCCTCAACGAAGGACGAATCAAGCTCTTCGGCCAAGTTGGCGTTGAAGTCGCCGCCTTGGTTTTCGTCGTCTGGTACGAGTGAAATTTCTAAGCCGCCAACACCAATGTTGACCTCTTCGGGGTCCACGATCTCGATCTCCAACTCAGGCTCAGCCTGCGCCATCTCTTCCAGACCCACGGGCGCGCCGTACAGCGCTTTGTCGATGTTCGTTGCCATGACTGGCCTTTCCTAATCAGTAGTACGCCGCCTTGCGTGGCGTGAAGTAGCGTTGTTCGTCTTGCTCGTCTGAGTCGAGGCTGACGAAGCCCCCTTGACGGAAGCGCAGGAGCGCCTGGGTCGTAGTGTCCACGAAGTCGTCGTGCTCGCCTACTGGGAACGACGCCATCTCCTCGATCACCTCCCGGGCCCAGCGCGTGTCGGGCGCCCAGACTTTCCCAGAGAAGAACAGGTCGGCCACGGCGTTCATCCGCACCACCTTGTCGTTGCCGCGCGACGGTGTGTACTCAGCCACGGGGATGCCCATGTTGCGAAGCTCATAAATTAAAGGCGCGCCTGCGGCCTTCTTTTCCACGATGAACGCGTCTGGCTCCCACTCTTTGTAGTGCTTGAGCGCGACTTGTTTCAACTCGGGGAACGCCATCCGGTCTTTGAACGCGTCCAGCAGAATCAACTGCGGGGCGTCGCCCTCTTCCTCGTTGTAGAACACGCCCCAGGTGGTGCAGGCGCTGAAGTCGGAGGTGGTTTTTGTCTCGAACGCCGTGTCCCAGGACTGGATCACGTACTCGCACTGGGGTGGGTTCTCTTTCTCCCACATCCGCCAGTGATGGCGCCCCACGATGGCAGAGGAGTCTGCCGTAGGCTGCTGCATGTACTGCGCGTTCCAGAACCTCGGGTCGAGGTTGGCCTTTTTGGACTTGAGTTGGTCCAGTGGCCACTGCTCTGGCCACAGAGATTTCTCTGTGTCGGTGTTTTCATTCAAGATCGCGGGCAGTTCCACGATCTCCCACTGGTCGGCGTCGGGGTTCTTGGTCTGGTAGTCGATTAGGCGCCCGGTTAGGTCCAGCAGCGACCACCGCGTCATGATGACGATGATGGCGCCCCCCGGCATCAAGCGTTGCAGCGGGCCAGTTTGGAACCAGTTCCACGCCGTGTCGAACGCGAGGCGGCTGTTTATCTTTACGTCTTGCTCAGAATGAGGATCATCAATAACGAACAGATCAGCACCGCGACCAGCCAGAGCACCACCAACACCAGCAGCGTAATACTGGCCTCCCCTGGAGGTTGACCACTTTCCGGCTGCTTTTTGGTCTTCGGCAACACAGGTTTCGGGGTACAACTCGGCGTACTCATCGCTGGCGATCAGGTTTCTGATGCGCCGACCAAAGTCCTCCGACAGGCCCGCCGTGTGCGTGCCCATGATGATCTTCTTCTCTGGGAAGCGCCCCAGAAAGTATGCGGGAAACAGGTAAGAACTGAATTCGGACTTACCCATACGCGGGGCGATGTTGATGATCACCCGCTTTTTCTTGCCCGCAAGCACGTCCTCAAAGATGCGCGCCAGCTTTTTATGGTGCGGACCCACCTTGAACCCCGGGTAGACGTGCTTGGCGAACTCAATCAGGCTCGTTTTGGCCAGTTTCCGGGAAAGGCGGCGTTCTTTTTCCTCCAGCGCCTCGAAAAGCTCCACCTTCTCCTGCAAAGACATGCTCGGCAGCGCGGCCTGGATGGCCACAAGCTCACGCGGGGTGAGAGAAGTTAGCTGATCAAGCCTCATCCGGCGTTTCCGGGGTTTGAGGGGGCGCTTCTGGGGCTTCTTCCTCGTCGGTCGTCACGTCAATCACGTCTGTGACCTGCATGAAGCGGTTGATCTTCTCCTTGATCTTGGCTTCGATCTCGGCGTCAGACAGGGTATTGTTCTTAACCTCGACGCGCTCCGTGAACAGCGCCACTTCCGTGACTCGCCCGAGCATATCGAGCGCCTTCAGCCGGATTTTTGCGTCGGGGTGCTTGGTTTCCTCAAGGATTTGGCTCACGGCGTAGCCGCGAAGCTCCTTGGCCTGCTCCACAAACTCCCAGTCGTAGGCGGTCAGCATCCCCGTCAGGTGCCGAACGGCAGGCGGGGTCTTCAACTGCATCAGCGACTTGCGCTGTTCATCCGGGGTTTGGGTCGTCAGGGCTTGAAACGCTTGCTGGGCGGTTGCTGCAGCGGCAGATTTCAGGGCGTCATCCGTGGACGGGGCGCCCATCTTCTCCAACCAGTCCGCCGTATTCAACTGCGCGCTGACAATATCGTCGGGCGCGGCCTTATCGAGCGGGGTGACGCTCTGCGGGGTAGCCGGGGGAGGAACAAAATCCAGCAAGTGTTCAAGCATTTCCAAGCGGGGCTTGTGACCGAATAGCGCGGAGTGTATATTCGCACCCGGCATGTACGCAAGTTGGTTCATGCTTTCTCCTCTCTGTTGCAGGTTGCAACTTCCGCCCCGGCTGAAAAGCGCGGGGCTTTTTTTCGCCTTGGTTTGTCAAAGGTTGGACTATAGTTATTGGGATTTTTTTGAAATATAGGGGGGTATTTATTTTGGATTTATATGGGGGTGGGGGTTTATTTTTGAGTATTTGGGGCGATTCTGGGAAAAATAGTGGGAGCGGGTGGAGATTAGTGTTCGTGTAGCATGGCCCCGTCGCTGTCAATATCGGGGGGTGGGGGGTAGGTGGGGGTCGGAAAACCCCGATTTTGGGGTCACCGTGACCCGATTCTGGGCATGAAACTGGGTTTAGAAAGGGGGTTTCGTATACTGGATTTACTCAGTGGGGATTGGCCCTGCTGAGTATTAACTTTTCGGAGATAACCATGAGCAAGCAAGCAGCATTCAATACCCTTAACAAGTTCGCCACCGCCCGCGTTCAACTGATCCAGGGCATGATCGACGCGGGATACCCCACCGCCGAGGACGCACGCAATGTCGTGATCGAGTGGGCCTGTGCCAAGACCGGCGCCGAGTTCCGCTGGAACAAGGACGAAACCAAGGCCATGCTCGTCTCGTCACACCCCAAGTACGAGGCCGCGAAGACCACGGTGCGCGATGTGATGCTCAACCTGCAGGGCACCACGCGCCGCCAAGCGTCGAGCGCCAAGGCCGAACCCACCAAGACCCGCGTGTCTGCCGAGGAGCGCGCAGCGTACGAGGCGTTCCTGGCCGCGTGCGGCGATGCTGGCCGTGCCCTGACCGTGTTCAAGGCCCTGACGAAGTGATTTCGGGTCACGGTGACCCGTTTCTGTGGCGAGAACCCTCAGCGTGAGGGGGTGACGCCGATTCCAGCCCATCCCGGGCATCTTTTGACAAAGGAGCGAACCACAGTGAAGATCGTCAAACTCGCCGCCCCGCGTTGGGCGGGCAACGGGTTCGGCACGACGGGCGCCAGCTACGGCATCCCCGACCGTCCCGATATCCGCATAGTCCGCCGCGCTGAAGGCTGGTACGCGTACCGCGAAGGCGCAAAGCACTGCTTCGGCACCACGAAAGCGGAACTCGAAACCCAACTCAAAGCAACCCAGGAGTGAACCATGCCCCACATCAACCGCCACCAACAGCGCGCCCTGCCCCTGCGCGGGCACCCAAACCCCAAGGCCAAGGAAGACCTGCGCCGCATCCGCGAGCGCCTAGTGCGCGAGATCGAAGAGCGCGAAGGCAAAGCCGAGATCAAGTACTGGGAGCGCAGGACTTGGCTTTGGAAGTGAGAAAACGGGTCACCGTGACCCGTTTCCGTCTACTTTGTCGCCCGTCCCAGGCTCGGGCGACACTTCGTTTGACAAAAATCCACTTGTCCAGCGTTTACGCCGTCGTGGACAGGTGGTGGGTAGCGTAAGTCGTTGATTTCGTTCGGTGTCCTCTCT